GGTTTCGACAGAGTCGTGCAAGGGTTCTCTAACGATCGGGTAAAATTTTTGATGTCTCATAAAAATCTGAACAGCCCAAATTGACAAGGCATCTAGTATGAGTGAACAATTTACTGCCGAACAGCTTCATGCGATTCGTAAAAAAGAAAAAGCCAACATATTAAAAAAAGTCCAATCGGGCGGAACTTTAACACAGGCGGAAAGATTAATTTTATATGGAAATTCCACAGACCAAAAAAGATATGCAAAGAATCAGACAGAGCTTGCGGAGCTTTTGGGCGTGGACAGAAAAACTATACAGCGGTGGCGTAAGGAGGAAAATTTTCCCAAAGCTATGGCGGATGGTAGATACGATATTATTGCTGTTCGTGATTGGCGTGAAAGGACTAGAAGCAGTTCTACAACGGATGCGGAAGATTTGTCAAAAGCTGAAGGCGAAGCCCGCAGAGTGTGGTTGCAAGTCGAAAAGCTAGAGCATGAAATCGAAGTCAGAAAAGGTGAATTTATTTCTATCGAACAGGCTCAACAAGATGTGGCTCAAATGTGTTCAAGAGCAAGATCAATTCTGCTCGCAATCCCCGATACATTGGCTCCTCTTGTTATTGGAAAAACACCAACGCAAGCACAGCAACTTATCCGAAAGGAAATAGATAATGCACTTGCTCAAATCTCGTCCGACCAAGTGGGTCTTTAGCTCTGATCTTCATGGCGACATGCAGGATGGCGAAGCTGTGCAAGCTTTTCACAAGTTTGTTAAAGAATACAAGCCCGACCTTAAAATATTTGGAGGTGACTTATTCGACTTTCGTGCAATCAGAAGAGGAGCGAGCAACGCGGAAAAGGCGGACTCGATGGCTTTGGACATTCAGCTTGGTCTTAAGTTTTTGGATCAATATCGCCCGCACATATTCTTGCGTGGCAACCACGACGAAAGGTTATGGGATCAAGCTAGATGTTCTTTTAATGGATTATCCAAGGATCATGCAGAGGAAGGCGTTAGAAGCATTGAAACAAAATGCAAAATTATTAAGTGCAAAATGTTTCCATATGATGTTAATGACGGCATCTATCGTTTGGGCAAGCTTGCTTTTATCCATGGGTATCATGCAGGCGTTAATGCTACCAAAAAACACGCTGAAGTCTTTGCGGAGTCGGGCGGTGCAGTTCTTCACGGACACACTCATGCAATACAATCTGCAAGCGTGGTTCGTCATCCCGAATGCAGAGGTTATGCAGTCGGATGCTTGGCACAGACTAAAATGGAATACAATCGGCACATGACAGGTAGATTTTTACATCAAAACGGATGGGCTTATGGAGTTGCTTGGAAAGACGGCTACGAAGTTATGCAAGCAAGAAGAATGGGAAACAAATGGCTATACGGCACAAACATAGAACTGCATGACTAGACAATGGTACGAAAAACTGCCCGAATCTGTAGAGTATAGAGACCGCAGAAAGGAGCCTAGACCACCAAAGGGAAAAGGTTGGAAAAGATTTATTGAGTTACTAGAAGCATCGCCATTAGGTGAGGTGACTTTAAGAAGAAAAATACGAGCAGAGCTTAGAGCGGGCAAGATGACATGCTACGAAGGCACAGAGCGTGGAGCAACAGGCAGATTACAAAGACAAGTATGGTACAAGAAGGTGAAGTAATAGCATTAAAGCGAGCAGTCGATAAAGGTTGGAGAGAATTTTGGGACAGGCGTGGAGTAAATCCCGATTCTTTGCGTGTTTCGACCTGTGCGGTTAACAGCTTTATGCTTCCGAATATATATGAATATCCAAATACAAAAAGCATTTACAGAAAGCTTGCAACCGCCCGACAGACAAAAGCCGTGGCAATGGTGCGAGCAAAATGTAAAGGTTGATCCGACTTCGCCCTTTCAAGGGCTTTGGAAAAGTGATGTGTCGCCATGGGTGCGACCAATCATGGAAACTTTTGCTGATCCCGATGTAAGACAATTAACGATTATGTGCTCTGCACAATCTGCAAAAACACAAACGCTAATCTGTCTAATGACTTGGGCTTTGTGTCAAGAACCCGCACCCGCTATGTGGGTAACTTCTAACGGATCAGAGGCGGATTATTTTATGAAGACCAGGATGACACCAACCATTCAAAATTGTGCACCACTAGCAAAGCAATTGCTTCCAACTCAATATGCTTTAACCACAGGGCAGGCAAACTTTGTAAACGCATCGCTTATGGTTACAGGTGCGGTAAGTCCATCAAAACTGCAATCAAAGCCTGTGCGGTGGCTGTTTCTAGATGAGGTTCGTAACTATCCCGAAGGAGCACTCGAAATGGTACAGAAGAGAACTAGGGCGTATTGGAACAGCAAGCAGATTATTGTTAGCACACCCGACATGGAAAACGATGGCATACATAGATCGTTTGTAGAAGGTAATCAACTTACATACCACTACGAATGTTCTAAGTGTAAAGACATGATTCCACTTATGTGGGGTGATATGAAATGGGCAGACGATTGCAAAAAAGATGGAGTTTACGATTTTGATAAACTAGCTGAAACTATACATTTAAAATGTTCAAGCTGTGGCAATGAGCTATACGATGAACCGCATAATCGGGACAAGATTGCAAATGATGGTGAGTTTATTGCACTTAATCCATTAGCACCAATGACTAAAATTAGCTACTATTGGAATGCACTTCTGCCACCATGGGTAAAATGGCGTGATTTAGTAGAAGAATTTTTAAGTGCAACAACCGCAATAAAAAATGGCAACACACAACCGCTTAAAGATTTTATTAACGAATCAGCGGGAGAACCATGGAAGGAGACTATGACTAGCGTAGACGATGACACAATTGATCACAGACGAGACAGCTACACACTAAACGAAAAGTGGGAAGATGAATATACACGATTTATGGCTGTCGATGTACAAGGCGGTGGCGGTTTGCATTATTGGTATTGTATTCGTGCATTCGCAAAAGAGGGAGCAAGTTCTAGACTGATTGCATACGGAAAAGCATTTAGCGAAACAGAGCTTTTAGAAATTGCAAAAGATCACAATGTTCCAAATGTCCGCTGTATAATTGATTGCGGATGGAATACAGCTAGTGTAATTCGCTTTTGCCAACGACACAAATGGAAGCCTTTTCGTGGTGATGGTGCAAAGCAATACACCGTAAGAGACAAGAAGACAGGCAAGCCAATTAAGCAGATATGGACAGAAACTTGGGCAGATGCTGAAATGGGCACAAAGCGACAAGGACTAGGCAAAAGAGTAAAGCGTTATGTGTGGTCGAATGATGCTACTAAAAACATATTGGCAGAGCTTATGAGCGGGCAAATAGGCACATGGACAATAGCAAAAAATACTACGCAAGAATATATACAGCAGTTGACAGCCGAGATACGAGAGGAAAAGAAGGAAGCTAACGGCAGAATCTCCTATGTTTGGAGGCAAATACGCAGAGACAACCATCTTAGAGATTGCGAGCTTATGATCGTTGTAGCTTCTTTAGCCACTAGACAGCTTGGCTATGATAGCAGTCCGCTTGACAATGCATCTTAGTTAATGGGAGCACAAACTTACACAGCCAATGTAGTGGGCGGTTTTATCGCTATTGTTAGGCAGACAGCATCAGGCACATTACAAAACATCTCTATTAGTGATGTAAGTCCTAGCAATACATCAAGCTTTCCTGTGATAAACGCTATCATAAACTCACCATCGGGCTACTTTCCTACACAGGTTATTGTAACTGCTTCCGAGAACGCACAGCCAATTACGCAAACTTATACCGCACAAAACACTTCTTTTTCAATCGATATTAGTGGTGTTTCGCAGATAGACCCAAGCACAAGCAATATAGATTTTAATGTTACATACGCATTAATTGCTAATGCCAGCACTCCGCAAGTGAGCATCGGTACACCATCGGTGAGCATCGGAACTCCGCAAGTAAGCATCGGCACTCCGCAAGTAAGCGTGGGAAGCGGTGGTGGTAATGTTTCTGTTGGTTCGTCAATTGGTGGCGGTGGCGGTGCGTTGCAAGAATTAGCAAATTTAAGAGCAGAGACAGGTCTATTCGGATCATTAACTGAAGCAGAACTGCTAGAAATGCGAGCCGATGTAGTGAAGCAAATTAAAGCTGTGATGTCGGGCGAGCTAGTGGTTAGCGTAACAATTGCAGGCAAACAGGTAACAAAAAAATTACCCGAATTATCAGAGCTTAGAGAATTACTAGCAGAAACAAATAACCAATTAAAATTAATTGATCCGCAGGCATACGGCAAAAAGCGTAGGCGGTTCGGTTTTGATCATAGACATAGACGAGTATGATAAAGCGATTATTTAAGCGTAAGAAAAGCAAGCAAAAGCTATCTGCACGAAATGAGCAGAGAGCAAGGTCATCTACATACATCGATGGGCTTGGTAGAGGTGACGCAAATAGAGTAACAATACCAAACTTTTTTAGACAGCGTGATCCAATTCCAAAATGGGAGCGTGTAGAATTAATCGACATGGGTCGCTATTTATATTCTAACGATGGAATCGTAAAGGGTGCAATTGATGATCTAGCTAGGTATAGTTTTCCATTAATACCACAAGCGACTTCTGAAAGTGCAGGGTGGAACATACAGGCAGAATTATATTTTTCTAATTGGGCACAGAATGCCGACTTAAAAGGGCGATTGCATTTTTACGATCTGCAAAGATTGGCAAGCATTTGTTTAGATCGGGACGGAGACATTGGCATTTTGCATGTCAACACGGACGAAGGATTAAAACTACAATTGATCGAGTCAGACATTATAAGAGATGCACCAAATAATACAGGCGATTGGGATCAAGGAATTAAATACGACAACCTAGGAAGACCCGCATCTTATTCAATATTAGATGATCCCGAAGACGAACAAAGTTACAGATCGGTTCCCGCTAGTCAAATGTGTCTACTCTTTGACCCTGAGCGAGCAGATCAACAGCGTGGTATTAGTTCAATTAGTCATGCGGTAGCCCACATTAGAGATAAAAAAGAAATCTTAGCTTATGAAAAACTAGGCGTAAAAAACTTGTCTAGCTTTAGTGCGGTATTGCAAAGCGAGTATGACGAACCCGATGAGGATGCTTTCGGACTTGCAGAGATTGACGGAGTAGATGCACAGGGAAATCCAACAGAAATAACCGTCTCGCAAATGCAAAGTGGAGAAATTCCAATACTGCGAAAAGGAGAAACTTTAACAGCATTTCAAGGCAATCGACCAAGCTCGACCTTTCAAGGTTTCTTAGAGTTTTTGGTTAGAGAGTTTGCCGTAGGTATTGGTCTGCCGTATGAGTTTGTTTGGAACACACAGCAACTTACGGGACCCTCGCAAAGATTCGTAATGGGCAAAGCACAGCGTAAGTTTGAAGAGCGACAAAGACTTTTCTACAAGCTAGTTAATCGCACATGGGCAATGGTTATTGCTGAAGGCGTAGCAAGCAAAGAACTACCAAGTATTGATGGTTGGCAAAAATGTAAGATTCAATGCCCCGCAAAATTGACAATCGACATAGGCAGAGAATCACAGCAAGAACGCGAAGATGTATCTGCGGGATTAATGTCTAGAGCACATCACTTTGGACAGCGTGGCATGGATTGGCAAAACGAAGTGAATCAGCAAGCAAAAGAATTTGGGTACATTATGGAAAAGAGCAAAGAGCTTTCCGAACGATACAATGTGCCAATAGATGTAGCCCTTAATCGTTTGGGCGGACAAGTTACAGGAAAACAAGAGCCATTAATAGACACATTAGAAGAAAATGAAATTTAAAGCATTACAAAGACTGACAGAACCATGGTTAGCTAGTCGAGAAACCTATAATCACGCAAAGCTTATGGTGCATGAAGCCAGCGAAGACTTTGTGTCAGAAATAGAGGACTTAGAAACTCCCGAAATGGCGAATGGTCTAGCGTGTATTTCGCTAAAAGGATTAATGCTAAAAAATCCAACGCCCTTAGAGCGTGTGTTTTTAGGTGCAACTTGCACCGAAGCTTTTACCGCACAAGTCGAAGAGCTAACAATAAATGAATCGGTGCAGGGAGTTATCCTAGATATGGACAGCGGTGGCGGTAGCGTTCAAGGAGTCATTGAAGCTTCTGATGCTGTAGCGAAGCTTGCAAAAAAGAAACCTGTAGTCGCTTACACAGACGGCATGATGGCATCTGCTTGTTATTGGGTAGCAAGTCAAGCAAGCGACATTGTGGCTTCACCAAGTGCTAGAGTAGGTTCTATTGGTGTATACTTGCCTGTTGCAGATTACTCAGAGCAATACGCTAAAGAAGGCATAAAGGTTGATGTGATAAAAAACAAAGACGGAAAGCATAAAGGCGTAGGTGTCGAAGGCACAGAAATTACAGACGAACAAAAAGCACAAATGCAATCCGAAGTGGAAGACATTTACGCAGATTTTAAAGAATCAGTTTTAAAGAAAAGAAGCGTTAAAGAAGAAGCTATGCAAGGACAGGCATTTATGGCTAAAAGTGCTTTAAACATGGGGCTTATTGAAGCAGTAGGTAGCTTTGAAGATGCTTTTTATTTGTTAGATATAGCCGTCAAAAAGGCACAAGGGTTGACAGCGAATCTTTAATAACATGAGTCAAGTAAAAGATTTAGCAGACGAGAACGAAGCTCTCAAAAAACAAGTAGCAGAGCTTTCTGAAAATTTGAAGGGTTACGAAAAAGATTACGATGAAATCGTAAACGAAAACGACAGCCTACGAGCAAAGCTTCAAGCTTACAAAGCTGAAGAAAAAGAAGACGAAGAATCTTACGATGACGAAGAAGAAGCTGAAGAGGAAGAAAAAGTAAGCGAAGAAGAAAAAGAAGAAGCAATGGACGAGGAAGAAAAGTCTGAAGAAGACGAAGAAGAAAAGTCCGAGGAAGAAAAGCAAGTCGACGATAGCGAGGAAAAAGCTGTAGCGATTGCAAAAGCATTAAGAAATTTGGGGGCAGAACCTGTAGCAACAAAACCAAAAGCTAGAGCACTTTCACAGGAGGAAGTTCTTGAAAAATTTGCATCAATAAGTGATCCCGCTGAAAGAGCAAAATTCTACGCACAACACAGAAACACAATTTTTAACTAAAAAAGAAAATGGCTAATTCATTCGATACCGTAGCAGTTGATGTAATCGCTCAAGAAGCATTAACTCGTTTAATTCAAAAACTTGATTTCGTAAAAGGAATCCATAAAGACTTTTCATCAAGTGCACTCGCTCTAAATAGCGATGTAATCACTCATATTGTAAATGAAATGACCGCAAGTGATGTAGACCTTGCACAAGGCTACCTTGCAAGTGCTGATGATTTAATTCAAAACGATGTAAAGATTTCATTAAACAAGCACAAAGCAGTTACCTTTTCATTAACTGATGCAGAGCGTGACGCTTCAAATATTGATCTTTTCAATCGATTTGCAGAGGTTGCATCTTACGGACTTGCAAAAGGAATTGTAGATCAACTTCTTGGAAGTGCTACACTAGGAACAGGCGGTGCAAGCATAAGCAAAGCACAAAGCGGTGGTCTAGGAATGGATGAGCTTATTGATCTAGGTGCAAAATTTGACGCTGACGGAATACCAGAATCATCTAGGTGGATCGTAGCACACCCACAAGTATTGGCAAATCTTGAGAAAGAAGTTACAGCCGTTACCAATGCTACTTTCAGCGTTAATAATTCAATTGTAGAGGGTGGTGTTAATCGCATTCGTGGATTTAACTGCTACAGCTACAATGGAGGAATCCTTAATACTTCAGCAGGACAAGTAGGAGCTGTTGCAGGATTTAGCGACTCTCTTGCCTTAGTTACCGCTCCACCATCAAGCCCGCCTGATTCAGCAGGAGCAAGCTTGAATTACATTACTGATCCTAGCACAGGTCTTACCATTCAAAGAAGACAATGGTATGATGCCAATAAAGGGATTTATGCTTTTGCACTTACTTTATACTTAGGCTCGAAGCTTACTGCGGGTAATCGGATGTACAAAATTACTAACTAAGATGCGTGTTAAAGACATAATCTTACACTTAAAAAAATTCCCGCGTAAGGGGGAAAAAGTGCTAGAGGCTTTAAAAGTCGCACCTAAACCTGCATCCGAACAAAAAGCAAAAGCACCCGCACCAACAGGGAAATAGATTTAAAAAAAAGACATTATACTAAACCCTGCCGTCATCGAATGGCGGGGTTTTTTATTTAAATAACAATGCTAGTAGAGACAATACAATCAGGGTTTGTAGAGATGCTAAAATTTGCAGGAAACAAAGCAAGGTTTGGTGAATCAGATTATGATTGCATACAAGCAGAGACGCAAGAAATAGCAGAGCTTGTAATTGGTGGAGTTGATGAAGACTTAGACGGTGCATTGGTCTTTACTAAATCAAGCTTCAATACAGGCTTGCCCGTAATTAATCAAAAATTTGTATATGGCGGTAACATTCTGCGTGTAGCGACTATTTCTACAGACCTAACAGACCCTACTTTTACCCTAGGGTTCACAAAGGTTGATGAAGCCGTTTCTGCACCCGCATTAGCCGACCCATCTATTCCATGCTACCACATTGATGGTGGCGAGGTAGTACATCCCTGCTAGTAATGAAATGGCACAGGCAAACCGCATACAAATTCGCAAAGGAACCCAAAGTGAGTGGGAACTCCACGATCCCGTCGGCTTCATCGGGGAGCTTATGCTCGATGTTACAAACAAGCGTATTAAAGCAGGCGATGGCTTTAGCGAATGGACAAAACTACCCTACATCGACGAAGCAGGGCTTGACGATCTTCGTTCTGAGTACGGGGACGAAACAGACTTTATTTTACAATTGGAACTGCACAAATAACGGAGAATACGGAAAAAACTAAAAATGAGCACAGCTACAAACATACTTGGAAAGATTGGTGAAAAAGTCGGTGAAGAGATTAAAGCACTTCGCGTAAGTCTAGGCACACAGATATCACAACTAAATCTTAACGACATTACGGGCGGACTAAATGTTACTAAAGACGCTAATGGTCTTGGCATTAGCACGGACGGCAAGGGCGTATTTAACTCTTTGGAGGTTAGCCTTGGGTCAACTCTTCATGGTGCTGTAACTGCAAATAGCTCAATAACTGCCTTGGGTCAAATTTCAGCCCTTAGAGCAACAACTACGCAGGATTTATCAGTTGGCACAGACGCATCCATTGGTGGCGACATGAGCGTTACAGGAAAGCTTACAGCAGGCTCTCTTGAGGTACAGGGCGAGACTAAGATAATTAACACAACTAGCGTTGAGGTTTCAGACAATATTTTAGAACTTAATAAATCTAGTGATAACTCCACAACAGCTTCTATTTCAGGTATAGAAATTAATCGAGGAGAGGTTCAAGGAACCACAGGTGGAGCAGTTGAAGGCATTGCACCTCTAGAGATGGACATTACTACCGACACAGGCGTTAATAAAACAAATGTGCGGGTCGATTTTGAGCAAATGACAGAGTATGTAGGCGGATTTCATGCATACTTTAACTTGGAGACAGATTTTGGGTCTGATGGTAAGCTTCCTGCCAATTCGTACAGAATTGTATTTCGTAATAATCTTACCAAACATGCGGATACACAAAATGTGGTTACTTATGATGATACCATTTCAATTCCATTAACTCATTTGCCCGCTGATCAGAGACAACCATTATGGGACAACCTTCCTGCTGACCAAGAGTTTGGTGGATGGGTTCTTGAAAAGTACAATGATACAAGTTCTGTTTTTGAGGATTTTATCGAGATAACAGACACAAGCGGTCAATTTGTGTCACATGAAGTTACAGTAACACACGCTAAT